GTATGCAGTATAAACAGCAAGCGAATGGTGACAGGACTTCAATAGAACAAATCCCTGAAGCCAACACACACCCAACAGTTAAAAACACAAAACTAATGGAATACCTAATCAAACTAGTAACTCCTCCAAACGGTGTTGTCCTAGATCCCTTTATGGGTTCAGGCTCGACAGGCATAGCCTCTCTAAAAACAGGATTCAATTTTTATGGTATAGAATTAGAGCCAGAGTATTTTGAAATTGCAAAGGCGAGGCTAAAGGCGTTGGTAAAATGATTGTTTCAGAAAGATTCAAATCTTATTCTATATTCTCAGAGCAAGAGGCAATAAACAGTCTAGCTAAAGAAATAGAAAATTTCTCAGATGAAGAACGTGAAGCCTTCTTTACGTGCCTCACTGATTCTGAATATGAAAGAGAGATTAACGGATTAGAATTAGACCGAGAAATCGTCGGAGTGGAACAATGGATCGAAGATGATTATTATATGGGAGGGGTTGGCAAGTCTATTTGGAAGCCCTGGAAAGATGACCTTGTAGAGTTGTTTGAGTCGGACGAATATTCTAGTGCTGTAATCGTAGGAGGTATTGGATGCGCTGAAATTTGTTTACCTGTAATGACTTCAGAAGGTCTCATTCCAATAGGCGACTTGTCAAGCAAACCGCACAAATATCTAAGCTTTGATGGATCGGGTTACAAGTACGTTCAGGGCACTCAATCATTCCCGAAAGGAAAGGGAATGCTCTATAGGGTTTCGCACGATGAGGGTGAATTCACCGTGACTGGAAACCATTTAGTCATGTGCGCTGATCATCGTTATCGGAAGGTGGAAACCTTATCGCCATTAACTCCAATTCTTTCTGCCTCTCTTCAGCAAACACAGGAGAAAAATGGTATCTCATATGTTCAGCTTGTGAAGGGAAAAGTCTTAGATTGTCTGGGTGATCATTTAAAGGATCTTCATTGCGGTGATGAACTACTTCTTCTTCTGTCAAATATCGGCCTAGCACTTTCTCCATTATCAAACGACTTTCAGCAATCGTCCCTGGGAAAGAAGGATGGTCCTCTGAAACTAAAACTCTCTTTCGATCAGGTCGCCGCCTATTTGTCCGGCCATCATAATATGCAGGATTTCGTTTCCCAGTTGGAGGTCCAGCTTTCCGATTGTTTAAGCCACTCTTATGCAAGAATTTCTCAACAGAGTTATGAGTTCTGCCGACATCTTCTGCAATCTGGAACAGAGAAAGACCTTGATCGTATAATTCTAAAACTTTCTGCTTTTGCTCGACAGACATTCCTAACTTTGCCTTTGGGTTCCGATCACCGAGAGGTGCTCCAACATTTGTCCGTGGTAGATCATTTTTTCGGCAGTACGCCTCAACGACAGAATTTGTCACGCCACAAAGCCTTGCAATCTCGCAGTAAGGTCTTAATCCATCTGATAACTCTCTTATTTTCTTCTTTGTCGCCTCAGAAGTCACAGAAGGTTTCTTTGGTCGAGGCAAATTCAGCTTCACGACATACGCAGCTACGCTCGATGTTGAAATACCTAGTCTCTTGGCAAGGTCAACAAAGGAGGTCTTGCCGTCAGAGTATTCGATCAGCTTATTTAAAATGTCTGGGTTTAGTACATTCGCCATTTAGTCAAACTCCTTTACAAACCTCTATAATAAGATCGATAGAAAAAGTAAAGACGGATTGGTATTGGGATCTGCAAGTGCCTGGGACTAACAACTATGTTTCGGGTGGTGCGGTTCATCATAATTCAGGCAAATCGACATTCTCCCATCTAGCAACAATCCGAATGTTATACGAGGCCTCATGCTTAAAAAATCCTGCTGTCAGCTATGGCCTCTCGCCTAACTCAGTAATCGGCTTTTGTAATCTAGCAAAAAGTAAGCAAACCGCACGAAAGGTTGTCTTTGAAGGTATCGTCGAAAAATTGGCAGAATCGCCATACTTCAAATATGACTTTGCTCCTCTAAAAAATCTCAAAGAAGAAATTCTTTTCCCGAAAAATTTATCGATCATTGCCGGTAGCTCAACTGATACCAGCGTTATCGGTATGAATATTTTTGGCGGTATCTTTGATGAGGGAAACTTCATGAGAGAAGCTGCAAAGAAAACCAAGGCAAACATGGCCAACCAAAAAATTTGGGGTAATCAATCCAAAGCAGGTCGGCTATTTGAAGCAGTCCAGCGCAGAATGAAATCACGCTACATGACCAAAGGTAAATTGCCAGGGGTTTTAATTGTTGTTTCATCAAAAACAACTCACGATAGTTTTACCGAGCAATTAATCAGAAAAGCACAAGCATCAGGCAGCACTTCTACATTCGTCAGAGATCGCAACGTCATTGATATGAAACGTGATGTTTTTGAAGATGAGACCTTTAGAGTCTTAGTCGGTAGTGAACTATACCCTTCTAAAATATTGGATAAGGATGAAAGCAAAGACAAATATCCTGGTGGCATAATCATCGATATACCAGTCGATTTCTTAGATGACTTCAAGGAAAATATCGGTGACGCATTGCGAGATATTGCCGGTGTTTCAACTATGGCCATATCCCAATTCATGAAAGAGCCTGGTAAAATCGATGCAATGGATGATGGCCGAGAGCATCCATTTATGTGCGCCTTGATGGGTGACACTCAACAATGGGATAGTAGACTGCCATATAAGATTCACTGGGATCAAATCGCTAGGAGATTGCCAAATGGAGATTGGGAGCCAAAGCTAAATCCTCACGCTAAAAGGCATGTGCATTTTGATCCTGCGTTAACCGGAGATGCTTTTGGAATAGTCGTAGGTCATATCGAAGGCACGGTTCCGGTTTTGCAATCCGGCCTAGGGCATGGCGTATATGAACACCAACCAGTATTCGTTGTCGATTTTGTTTTGCGAATTCAAGGCGAGCCAGGTGAGGAGGTTTTGTTTAAAGCGGTGAGACAGCTTTGTTATGGCTTTAGTCATCATGGATTTCATCTCGCAGAATTTACCATGGATACCTACCAATCTCGGGAGATGGTCCAAGCCTTGCGTGAGCAGGGCTATAAGGCTGGCATCTATTCCGTTGATACAGGGATAGGCTCGATGTCTGAGGACGGTTCAGAGTCGTCCAAAGAGAGGCAGATGGAAGGTGCTGGCGAAGGTCGCAGAAAGCAGGCCTATCGATATTTGAGACAGACCATAATGGATGGTCGTATTAAGAGCTATCGATATCCAGTTTTGTTCGAGGAATTAAAGCGATTAGAAGATGGTCCGGTTATGATTGACCACCCTGAAAACGGATCAAAAGATTGTGCCGATGCTTTGGCTGGCTGTATCTGGACATTGTTTAGAGCCGATTATTATGTTGAGCCTCTTTCACCTGTATTAGGGGAGTCAGTAGTTATGTCGGACAATGTAGATTTTGGAATGATGGTAAACGAAAATTTTGAGCCGAGAAAGGTTCATGGAGATGCGATCGAAGTCAAAAATCCCAATAGGCCTCTTGCGCCAAGAGATTATGAAAAAAGAAAAGGTCCAAAGACGTTGAAGCCTACATATCGTAAAATAGGGCATGACGGATCAATTGAAGATTTGACTATGGTTCCAGACGAAATTGACTTAGACAACTATATCACCAGGGGGTAGTGCGGTCTTTATAGTCTGTCGATAAAGCTGTATAGTCTAGGTTCCAATATTATTTAGAGGTAATCAAAAATGAGTTTTGCTGGCAACACTTTAGATTTAATTCGAACAGTGATCAATCGCAGAAATTTAGCGCCAGTAGGACCGAGTTACTTTGACGCAGTAAACAATAATTCTGCAAGCTATAGCAATGTGACGATGGGACCGCAAAACGGTTACAACGATTACCTGACAGATAGTGTCAAACTCGATCAAGATCTGATGTCACGATATGCTGACTATGAGGATATGTCTGACTTTCCTGAGTTAGGAAGTGCCCTAGATTTGTATGCCGACGATGCGACCGTGCAAGATGTGATCACAAATAAATCGATGTGGTTCGAGGCTGAAGATCAAACAGTCGAGCAAGTATTAAATGAGATGCTTGATATAAATATTAGGGCTGAAGAGTCTCTTTGGGAAGTGACTCGTAGCATGTGCATGTATGGCAACGAGTTTGATGAATTGATGGTTATGGATAAAGTCGGAGTGATTCGAATGAATCATTTCCCTGCTCCATCGATGAGACGAATAGAAGACATGAACGGAATTCTTTACGGCTTCATTCATGATCCGAGCATGTCATTCAGAATGGACACGGCTTCTTTTATGGGGAGGCTTAAGGAGAAAAGTGCAGGCGAGTTAACACCTATGCCTTCAGGGGGTATGCAGGATTTAATCCAGGTATTCGAGCCGTGGGAAATGGTTCATTTTAGATTGCGTGGCAAGTCGAGGAGTGATTTGTACGGCTTTTCCAGTCTCGAAGCTGCAAGATGGGCTTGGAAAAGATTGACGATGATTGAAGATGCTATGGTGCTTTATAAGCTGACAAGATCTCCTCAGAGATACGCATATTATGTAGACGTAGGCGATGTTCCTCCGCAACAAGCAAAAGGTTTTTTGAATCGGATTAAGAATGAATTCAAGAAGACTAAATTTATTGATCCGAATTGCTTGACTGGTGACACTTTAATTCCTTTATTAGATGGCTCTCACAAGTCAATAAAAGAACTAGCGAATGAGTACGCTAAAACGAAAAAAAGTTTTTGGATCTACAGTTATGATCTAGTAAGGAATAAGGTTGTGCCAGGAAAAGCTGTAAATGCTGTATTATCTGGTGAAAATATTCCGGTTTATAGAGTTAGATTAGATTCAGGTGCGGTTATCAGATGTACAGCCGATCATCCGTTTTTAATGCGTGATGGCGAGTATAAGCTGGCAGCTGATCTATCTAAAGGCGATTCTTTGATGCCGCTTTATTTGAATGAATTAAGGGCTGATGGTTATACCGGATTTCGTGATGTACCATGCGGTCGTAGATTTTATAAAACAGGGAAACAAAATAATCATAAGGTCGTCGAAGTAGCTTTTGATGGATATGAAGATGTTTATGATCTGGTAGTTGACGAATATCATAATTTTGGATTGACTTCAGGAGTCTTCGTCCACAATACAGGTAAGCCGAACTTCAGGTATAACCCGATGAGCCAGGATGAAGATATTTTTTTGCCGGTAAGAAAAGGGAAAAGGTCAACAGAAATCGAAGTCCTTTCTGGACCTGACGGACAACAAATAGACGATGCTCAATATTTTCTCAACAAGATTTTTGCAGCATTAAAAATTCCGAAGTCATATTTGGGTGCTGATGAAACGGTAGGTCGTGCGAATTTGTCTCAACTTGATTCGAGATTTTCAAGAACAGTGATGAGAATTCAGCGAGAAGTGAAGAACGGTTATAACCAGATAGCCCGAGTAGATTTAGCTGCGAAGAATATAGATCCCGACAAAGTAGAATATGAATGTCACATGGTCATTCCATCAGGCGTATTTGAGTTAGCACAGATGGAAGTGCAGCAGGCTAAATTGGATCTTGCTCAACGATATAAGGACGCAAAATTTTCCGAGTATTATGTTTGGTCTGAGATTTTAGGCATGGCCGACGAGGACATCGAAAAGGTTCAAGGTCAGAGGGTAAAGGAGCAAGGAGATGCTGGTGCGTTTGATGCCGATGGAGTTGGGACCATGGGTGAGGTCATGCCGACAGCGATTGATCAGGCGAGAGACAAGATGGATAAAAAGGCGAAGGATAAGACCGATCGCATCTTAACGGAGATAAGCCAGAATCAGACTAAGTTTGCGAAGAAAATAAATGAGGTCAAGGCTCTTACTCAGGAGTTGAACCATGCGACTCGCAATCAGAAGTATTACAAAGGTCGAGAAATGTAGGTATTGTTATGTATCGTCATTTTATAAATGAAACAAATTCAATGGCAGCAGATGTCATTTCAGAGTCGATCAAGCCGATTAAAACCTATTCTTTCGATGTAGCTCAACGCTTGCATAAAAAGCAATGGTTGAGTGGTAAGCATAAAGAATGGGAGGATGAGGACGAATATTTTTTCCCATTTGAAAGATACAAAAATCTTGCCAAAGGTTTTGTGTTGGTCAAACTTCCTATGAGGGATTTAGAGACTTCAGAAGGTAGCAATGATCGGGTGAAAAAATATGCCAGTATTATAAAATCTGGAATAGATATGGGACCAGCGTGGGGAGTTTACGGTCGATTCAAAAGAGATGGCGATTTCGTAGAGCCTCACAATAAAGGCAAGGTATCGATTCTTGATGGAAATCATAGGACGGCTGCGAGCAGAAAATTAGGTAAAAACACTATGATGGTGATTATGCCTGACATTTCATTTCAAAAGTATTCAGAATAGTGGGTTTCTTCTCGGTGCATGAGCCTATCAAAGTTCGGAGATTAGTGGTGGTCGGCAATCTTCAGAAATCTTTGATTCCAATATTCGATAGCCTTGCTTGCTCCTAGATAAGTCCGAGTGCATCGAGCAGGGCAGGTTCGATTTTTGCATCGAACCGAAGAAATAAATAAATTCTTCTTACCTGGCCAAAACTTCTTAAGCTCGGCTTCGCCATTGCAGAATGGGCATGGTTTGATTGGATCAAAGTTCATCAAGCCAATCTATCCCATCATAAAAGACATCGAGAGGATCTTGAGCAATGCCATAATCCTCTTCGTCGTGGTCATATTCGCAATTATAACAGTGAACCCAATAATGCCCTGATTCTGCCCATTCATCGATTTCAACTGAATCACATTTTATGCACTGAGAGATTAGCTTCATGGCTGTTCCTTATATGCTATAATTGAACTAAGGTTTAGATCACTTACTATTATGTGAAAGATCGCTTTCAAGGTAAAGCTTTGAGTGGAGCTAGGCGGTCATCTCAGTGGGGTGGTGAGAGCGTGGAAACAGAAGTTAAGATGCCATCAATAAGCGGATATTATACTTATAAAGAAAACACTTATGGAGTGATTGGTGAATGCCTAATTATGTTAAAAGGCGACAGAGTAGCAGGCGTGATTTATGCAAGACAGGGTGAATTATATGTCAGGTCGGCAGAAGACTTTAAAGCTAAGTTTGAGAAAGCAATCGAAAAAAAGAGGTAAGGCATGGCGACATTAGGTGGCTCTTTATTCGTGAGAAATGCAATCAAATATGACTATTGCGTTAAAGAGGCGATAGCGAGTTTAGCGGATCTCTGCGATGAGGTTTTTATTCTGGATTGTCAATCGGATGATGGAACGACCGAGATGTTGGCAGAATACTTAGCGAAATTTCCGAACGTCATTTACCAGACTAATGGCGATTGGAATTGCAAACCGGACTACCATAAGTTAGCCGATCTTGCGAACGCCTGTATTAAGCATTTAAAAACCGATTGGCATTTCATGCTTCAGGCCGATGAAGTAATTCATGAGTCAAGCTTCGCAGCTATTAGGCGGCTCACAAAGAACCCTCCGCAGGGCAAGCAAACGATAGCTGTAAGACGATTAAATCTTTATGGCGATGTTGATCATCACATCAGCCTGACTCTTTCTCATAAGCCTTGCAGCGATCAGCCGGTTAGGATTGGTACTCGGGGTATTTTATCGACAGGCGATGCGGAGTCATTAGAGTGGGCAAATACCGACCGCACTCGGCTGGATGAAATTATTGTTTACCATTATGGTTATGTGAGAAAAGACAAAATCAATATTGATAAAGCGGTTGATATGCAGTCCTGGTTTTTCGGACCTAAAGGACAAGTTGATGGCCGTCTTTTAGAGATGCAGAAAACAGGTAAATGGGAGCCGTATAAATTAATTGCTAAGGAGTGGTTGACACCAATCCCGATGGGACATCCGAAGTATGCAACGGAGTGGGCTGACGATCGGAGATACTGAAATGGCTACTACTGTTATAATTGCTGGTGTTGCTAGGGGTGGAACTAGCATGACGACTGGTTTGATTCATGCGTTAGGGGTGCATGTTCCACATATGGTCAATGCTCAACAAAGAAAATATAATCCGCAGGGAAATTTCGAGAATTTTTTTGACTGCGGTGGAATTGTTCAGAAGTTAAATGCTCATTTAATGCTGCCTGAATACGATGGCACAAAGTTACCGCCTGAGAGCGTTGTAGATAAATTGGCATTTCAATACGGTCATGAGTTGAGACAGATGTTTGTAGGGGATCATGCCGAAGGAAAGGATATATGGGCATTCAAATTGCCAGGGAATAATCCGTTTATTCTGCCTGTGTTTTTGAAGGTCATTCCCAATTTAAAGATTGTTCATGTAAGACGGAATATTGAAGATAATGCTGCAAGCTATAAACATCTAAGTAATGGCAGATTATCTTTAGACCAGGCAAGGACGGATGTTCTTAAATGCAGAAAAACCTTTGATCTTATTTTAAATGCGTGGTCAGGTCCAAAATTTGGAGTCGGTTTTTATGCTTTAAAGAGAGATCCATATCAGTATGTAGACAGCCTTTCTAAATTTCTGGATGTAGTTCCTCCTGACGACATCAAAGAGAGGATTAAAGATTTGATAGATCCTGAATGGTCCACTATTGATAGGTTTTAAATGATATTGATAGCTGGCGTTCCAAGATCAGGCACAAGTTTTATGGGGAGAGTTTTTCGCACCCATGGTCCATTTATGGAACCACCGCTATTTAGCGCAGGTTTTAACCCTTCATATAAATATAATTTAATGGAACCATCGGCTATAGCCTCACTTTGTTTCACTGGTGCTTCGATTGATCAGTTTCGTGCTGCCTTCAGAGAGATTGAGAGCCAATGGAAGTCAGATAATGAGTTAGTTATCAAGGTGCCTCAACTTAGTTTTTTTCCAGAGATATGCAATGAATTTTCGAAAGTCATCCTTTGTCTTAGAGAGATTGATGAGTTGTATTTGAGAAGTGCTAGAGGTCACGGTATGGCCTCGTGGCTTATGTGTAATCCTTATTTTCTGAGAGATTTAAAGGACCGCACGTTAGAAGGTTTGGCTCAATTCTGGAAGAAAAAGGCCGAGGCGATACCGAATACTTCTGTCTATAAATTTGGTGACAAGAGTAGCTTCGATAGTCTTATGAGTAATTATTTGCCAGATCAATTTTTAATTGACCAAGCATGGAGTGAACATTGGAAAGGGAGTCGATTTTAATGTGGAATCTTTTGTTCGAAGGATTGCAAGAACATTTCAGCCAAGGACCGGATCAGCTAAAGTATGAGTCTGAAAAGATTCGAGTGTTGAATAAATATGTGAATGATCAAACGAAGAAATGCTTACAGATTGGTGTGAACCAGCCATACACGAATAAGTTTGGTCCTAACTTTACGGCCATCGACAAGTTTGATAAACGTCCCTGCATTGATATAAACTGCGATTTATTAGACCTTCCGTTAAAGGACAGTGAATTTGAGTTCATTGTTTGCAATGCGATATTGGAGCATGTGCAAGATCCGTTTCAGGCTTGCCGAGAATTGCAGAGAGTCGCAAAGCCTGGATGTGAAATATGGTGTGAAGTGCCCTTTGCTCAACCATTCCATCCAACTAAAAAATGGAAATACTCGGATGGTTATCTGCTAGACACCTTTGGTGATCCGAGTCTGCCAGCCGATGAGAATCATGGCGGTGATTTTTGGCGGTTTACCCCTCAAGGTATTTCTGTAATATTAAATGAATTCAAACCAATAGCTTTTTATATTGCTCATGCCGGTGGTATTGGTTTTCATGGTGTTAGGAAGTAGATGCTGATAAATAAAGAAGTGGTCGATAAGATTTTAGAGGGAGACATCTACGCACCATCGCACCATGCTAGGGATGGTTTTCTCGGTGGTGGCATGTTGTATTATGCCTTGGCTTATATGATAAAAGCAGAGTTATGTGTTTGCCTAGGATCGGGCACTGGCTTTGTCCCAAAGGTTATGAGACAAGCTCAATTGGATACAAAGGTTGACGGCAAAACGATGCTGATCGATGCTGATTTAGCTGAGGCTGGGTGGGGTAGTCCCGATTACTTCGATAAGGAAACGCCATTCACTAAGCATTTTTCTGATGTAATTCGGATAAAGGAGTTGAGCGTTGTTGCCAGCAGTCGTTTTAAAAATAATTCTATCGACTATTTGCACATTGACGCTGATCATTCTTATGAGGGTGTGAAGGCAGATTTTGAGGCTTATCGTAGTAAGATTAAGCATCGAGGTTATATGACTTTGCATGATAGCATTCATCGTGATTGCGGTGTTTATAAATTGATTGCTGAGTTAAGACAAGAGCCAAGCATTGATGTGGTTAATTTACCGATTGGTACAGGCGTGGCTTTAGTGAGGGTGTCGCAGGTATGAAGGAATGGCTTTATTTAGAGACCTTGCCCTTTAAATCGAGGGTGATTTTGGCAGCAGATTGGTTAAAGATTTGTCGCAATATATTGGATATTGGTGGTTATAGGACTCCTATATATCATTATTTAGATCCGATCTCCTCGAAAGTCGTGGTAATCGATCCGAGAATTGAGAACCAAATTTTATGTGATTGGATTTCTATTCATGGTAGGTGGCAGGATCATTTTTTTGAGCCTAGAGATGAGCAGGGTTTTCTATGTCTTGGCCTTGAAATTCAGGCACCGAGTGACTGCTGGGAAAACTTCATATCATTTATTGATGGATGCAAACGTGCGGTGATCGGGGTAGCGGTTGACCATATTCATTCAGTGAATCAGTTTAATCGCATTAGGGACGGTTTGAAGAAAATTGAGTTAAAATATACAGTAGGCTTAGATCTGAGTAACAATGATTTTTCTCATTTGAAAGATAGCGCACCTCCATATACTAATAGACGTTTATATTTTTTTGAGAGAGGTAAGGATGTCACTTAAGGCGTTAGAAATTTGTGGAGCAATATTAGGATGGGATACTGATGAGGAGTTCAAATCTATTGCACTTTCATTAGGAGGCATCTCGGCTTCACCTATTTATAAACTTTATACGCTTTGGCAAATGGTGCCTCATATGCGAGGACTGACTGGTGAGGCCGCAGAGATAGGCGTTTGGCGAGGGGGTTCAGCTAAAATTATTTGCGATAAGATGTTGCGAATAAAACATCGTTGTCGCCTATTGTTATTTGACACCTACGGAGGGATGCCTCCTTGCGATAAAACAGTAGATGCTCACAATGAGGGTGACTTTAAGAATACGTCTATTGCCGAGGTCGAGGAGAGGATCAAGGGGTATGACTGGTGTGAGATTGTGCCTGGTTTTTTTCCTATGACTGCGAAGCCATATGAGGATTTAAAATTCAAATGGGTTCACATTGACGTAGACATATATAAATCAGTCTTTGATTGTTGCGCTTGGTTTTATGAACGGATGGTTCCAGGTGGCCTAATGATTTTTGATGACTATGGCACTCATAGTTGTGCCGGTGCTAAGAAGGCTGTCGATGAATTTTTCGCTGATAAAACGGAGGCGGTTATTTATTCGCCAGCAACTCAAGCTTTTGTGATCAAGCATTAGACTTGTACTCAGCACCGTATCGTTTAATGAAAATAAGATTTAGCGCCATAAGGACGAACCTTAAAATCACGGCTAGGACTAAGGGCAATAAGACGGCAAAGGACATCCAATCATTTGAAGCTGGCCGAGGTTTTAATATTTGTTCGAGCCTTTGATCGGTGAGTGTTTTTATTTCGGCAGATTTATCTTTGATTTCTTCGGATAGAGCGCTGATGAGAGCCTGTGCTTTTAATATAATGATGCCATGTTTATTTTCAATCGCTCGCCTTTTAGTCGGGTGGGTTTCTAAGGGGTAATCATCTAAGTCGGAATTCCTTTTGGCGATAAATCCCGACAAGGCGATCTTAGCTTCTCTCTTAGTAATTTGAATCGACTCAATTTCAGTTCTCTTTTGATAAATCATTTGATCAAATCGTTTAATGACCTGATCTGATTGTTCGATCTGAGAAGACACAGCTTCGGTGTTTACTTCTTTTTCTTTATCGACAATCATTCTTGTAGTCTGAACGACGATGAGAAAAATGAAGAGAATGGCGATCATGGCATGAGAGGTTAGACGCCATTGTGGCTGGACACTCAGATATCCTAGAGCAGGAATGCCAAGCTCTAACACGACCGCTATAGCCCATACAAGGACCGCACCACCGATCCCAGACCGAATGCCATCGAAAAAGGAAAGATAGTCGGACACCATAAAAACTTGAATCACTGAGAGGATTATAGAGGCCGCTAGGTAGGCATTAAGTTTCAATCTAAAAAATCTTTCAATTATTCTTGAGCACATTAAAAAGCATTCTTCAGATATTTTCTGTCTTAGGCTAACAGCGCTAACAGCACTAACAACTGTAGGGATAATTTCGGGAGCTACTATAGTAGTGTTGTCTGCCTTATTAGATCTGTGTCTTTCGTTTCTAATTCGAGTTTTTCTTTGAGACTCGCTCATTTGGTCCCATGAAAGTTTTGGCCTGCCCTTTGATTTCATCAATTTTTTTTATCCCATATCTCAAACAACTTAGAGTTCACTCAAAGGCTCTATAGCATCGATAGCAACACTTGCTCAAATAAAAATATTGGTGTATGCCATCTTAAGAATAGATATATTCACATTTCTTAGTTAGCCAAAATGCAATCTTGGAGATTAATTACATGGCAAGCATCGAGCCAGATACGCTTCTTCAACAGCGAAAAAAGATATTAAACGTGATGATAGAGACTGTAGATGATGCGGCTGTTGTAGACAAACTAATAACCAATACTTGGGAGTTATTGAGATCACCATCAGTCGTGATTGAGAAGCGGATTAAAAAGAAGATCAAAGTTGATATACCGGAAAAAGCTGAGACAAAATTATCTTTTGGGGATTCACTTGGTTGTGAATCGTACCAAGCCTTAATCGAATCTGAGGCCGAGCCGGAGGAGGAATCTGAACCTCCGAAGATTATGTTAAGAAAAAAATCGAGAGAAATTGTGGTTTATGGCAAAACCTTTGAAAACATAAAAGAGGCTTGCAAGCATTATCATAAACAAGCTTCATATCAATCTATCGTAAAAAAAATAAATGCTGGGATAGATCCAGAGACAATTTTTTCGTTAAAAGATGCTCCATTTTGCCGTAAAGGAGTACATTGAAATGGCCGATGACGATCTCGACAGAGAATCATTTACGAAAAGATCTCATTTAATTAAGGAAGGCTATTTTACTAAGAAATTTGATTTGGGTGGTGAGGGTGCTTTCGCATCGTTAGCGGAGCATATAGATTTGATTGCTGATCCAATTTTTTCAGAAAGATTGATGCAGGCTGAGGAGGCTGGTGACGCAGGTTTTTTTCTGATGCTTTCCGATGCTATGCAATCTTATGCTTCGAAAATGGTAAAAAGAACAGGATTATAAATGGGCTTTAGTTCAGAAACAGAAAAGATCAGGCCGATAGTCGAGAAATATTTTGAGGACAAAAATTTCATATTGGACTATGGGTGCGGTAATGCGCTGATAACTCCTACCGCCAAGGGTATCGATTTGGTAAGTAGTGAGTCAACATCTTTTGTTTTGGAAGATTTAAATCAGGTATATGATTTTGGTCATGAGAAGGGATGGGAGAATGAGATAGATGGTATTTTTTCATCTCATTTTTTAGAGCACATTAAGTTTGATGAGTTGATGCTTCGGAATTGGATTAGTCTTTTAAGTAAAGATGGGGTGCTGGCATTATATTTACCTGACGACGATCATTATAACAATGATCTGAACCCAGAGCATTTGCATCGATATCGCCATCTTGAATTTGTGAGAGAGTTTGATACTAGATATAGGCATCTCATGAAACTGATAAATCATGGTCCTGATGTTGGCCACGATCGGTATTCGTTTTTTTTGGTAGCTAAAAAATTATAGCCGTTTGGCCAAGTGGTTAAGGCACCAGATTTTGATTCTGGCATCGGAGGTTCGAATCCTTCAACGGCTTCTTATCAATCTCAGCTTATCTCCGCTTCCTCTCTGTCATCATCATAACCAAGGCATGGGATATAACCGCAGCCCTCATAACTACCAGGATTTTTGAGTTTGCTTTTTAAGATTCCTTCTTTGGCAATACAATCCAAACAAAGCGTTTCCTCAGTGAACCAACTCATTTTTCTTGTCTCCAGAGTTCCTTGGCATCTATCGCATTCAGTAGCATTAAAAAATTGATCGTTTATTTTCATTGCTTGCTCCTTTATTTATTTCGTTTAACTGAATTCCTCTTACATACTACTTATCGTCTTTTTTCCCGAAAACTTGAGATTCTTACCGTAACGTAAGAGTCTTATCTATTGGTAATCAAAGCCTCGGTACGCCAGCATTATCGCAAGCATCACTTAACACTTCGCTTAAGGTCTCGTAGTAATACTTACGCATGAATTCAGCTACATCGGCTAACTGTTTTGGTGTTGGTTCAGCTCTGCCGATCTCTGTAAAATCATCACAATCAATACTCAACACTTCGATTTTCATAACTTACTCCCTGGTCCCGATGTCGTTTCTATGCGTGAATTCCTCTTACATACTACTTATCGTCTTTTTTCCCGAAAACTTGAGATTCTTACCGTAACGTAAGAGTCTTATCTATTGGTAATTAACCTAATGTTTTGGCTAGAAAATCCGATAAGTAGTTGTAGGAAGAATGGTTTAACGAAAGGAAAAAAATGCGAAAAATGACTAACGGTGTATCGACGATTAATGTTGTGGAGCATAAAATCACTCAGAATTTTTGGGAGTATTATGTTACTGATGAGGAGGCCGATGGCGATATAAAATTCTGCCTAGTGATGGGGTTTGATACCGAGTTAGGCACTGTATCGATGGATGAGATAGCTCCTTACGTGCGATCAACAACGACCGATCTTGCTGAGATAATGCCAGCTGATGGTTGGAATTGGCTTGAGGAGGCCGCATGAATTTGAGAGAGAGGCCAAAATCGTACTGAAGGCTGCACGATTAAAGACCACTCCATTTATTTTTAATGCAGTTGACTGCACTACCTATATTTTGCCTCTAAGAAACTGGCAATTTTAGGCGACACCATATTGTGCCAACTAGGATCGTTGCTTTCAATAAGTCGCCTGCACTCAGTCCCCGAAATACCGGCTATCTGTTTAGTCACCTTAATTTCATTTACCTCATAACCAACACCTCGGCCATATTCAACGCTGAGAATGTCAGGCACGATTATGACGTGGACTCTCGACTCGTCGGCATAACGATAGTCGAGCATTTCTTTAACTTCTTTCGCTGTCCAAGGATTTTTTAGATCGGGTAGTACATCTCTGATAGCGAGCATGACATTATCGTGAGGATATAAATCTAGGGATTGCTGAATAATGTATTCATGGCCTAGATGTTGACAGCCATTCCATCGTCCAAAATACCAATGCCATCGTGTTTTTAATTCTTCAATCCTTTTTGTCGCCTCTAACAATTGCTTTGTGCAATGTTGGATGTCAGCTATTGAGGTATCGAGTTTTAATTCTGGGTTTTCCGGTGCTTCATATGTTGAGCCAACGCCTGTAAAATTTGGAATGATACCTGCTATGGCCTTGGCGTACATTCCCTTAACATCTCTTTTGCTGCATGTGGCTAAAGGAGTGTCAAGATACACTTCGAAAAATTCGCCTTCATTAAACATCTGTCTAACCAAATCTCTTGTCGATTTATTTGGTGAGACAAAGGAACAAAGAGTGGTGATCCCTTGATCAACAAACATTTTAGCGAGGTGTCCCATGCGAAGGATATGGTTGGTTCGGTCTTCAGGAGTGAAGCCAACAAAATTGGCTAAAGGCGTGTCTCTGATTTCATCTCCATCAAGAATTTGGCAGCGTGGAAAATGTTTTTTTAGTTCTTGAACAAGAGTGGTTTTTCCCGAGCAAGGCAGGCCGGTAAACCAAATACACTTGGCGCTATCCATTTTTAATCTCCCATAATTTTTCGTGAAAATAAAAAGAAATGGTCTTAATTAGAAAGTCGGCTGTGATAATCTTCCATGCGAACCCAAAATCTCTGGTGACACCATAAGAAATCGCTGCGGTAATTACCGTGGCAAAGAAACGCCAACTAATGGACTTTAGCAAGGTCTTAGCGCAAAATAGTTTCATGGCGTCCTCCTATTTATTTAAAATTATATCATGTTATTTGTTGATATATAGAGGGTTAGTAAATGAATTATTTTGAGATCAATGAGCAAGCGGCTAGAATTTTGGACGAGGCGATCATGAGGACGGTAAATAAATCCATCAAGGAGCATGGCGCTGATGACGCTGGAAAAACAATTGACGAATTAATAAAAACGTCTTGGGGAGGCTCTAACGAGAGTCAGGCAAAGGCGATTCAGTTGTTAAAGGGTTTGGCGTTTAGCGATGATCCGAGGTCAAACCAATTTATGAAAAAGTTAGATGGTTTTACTTCTAAGATGAGCGCACCGAAAACCG